GCAGAAGGTTATGCAGATAGTTTAGCTGGCAACTACGATCCAGCAGGTGCTGCTTCAACCGCACAGTCAAACGCAGAAGGTTATGCAGATAACGTCGCTTCACAAGCACAGTCTGCAGCAGAACTTTATGCAGACGGGTTAGCAGCAAATTACGATATGGCAGGAGCTGCAGCAAATGCTCTTACTACAGCAAATCAGTATGCAGATAACGTTGCTTCGCAGGCACAGTCTGCAGCAGAACTTTATGCAGATGGATTAGCTGGTAACTATGACCCAGCAGGTGCTGCTGGAACAGCCGAGACTAATGCTAAGAACTATGCCGATGGCGTAGCAGGACAAGCACAGTCTGCAGCAGAACTTTATGCAGATAACGTTGCTTCACAAGCACAGTCTGCAGCAGAGTCTTACGCAGCAAATGTTGCTTCACAGGCACAGTCAAACGCAGAAGGTTATACAGATACAGCAGTAGCAAACCTTGTCGGAATGGCCCCAGCCCTTCTTGACACATTAGAAAAGATTGACAATGCAATAGCAAACGATGCTAACTTCTCAACAACATTGCTTAGCGACATTGCTAATGCAGTTGCAAATGCAGAGTCTTATGCAGATAGCGTAGCAGGACAAGCACAGTCTGCAGCAGAGTCTTATGCAGATAACGTTGCTTCACAGGCACAGTCTGCAGCAGAAGGTTATGCAGATAACGTTGCTTCACAGGCACAGTCTGCAGCAGAAGGTTATGCAGATAGTTTAGCAGGTAATTATGATCCAGCAGGTGCTGCTTCAACTGCACAATCAAATGCAGAAGGATACGCAAGCGGATTAGCAGGAGATATTCTCGATGGAACAAGTGCATTCACTGAGGTAAATGTTAATGATGTAGCAGCGGTTAAAGCTTCTACTGTAGCAGTTACAACAGCTGGAACCGTAAATGCTTTTACATTTGATGGAACTGCTTATAAAACAGCAAAAGCTCTTGTTAAATTTGGAACAGCTGGTCACAGCCAAGTTACAGAAGTACTTTTAACACTTGATGCAGCTAATAATATTGCAATTACAGCATATGCTGAAGTTGGAACAAACGGGGATTTGGGATCAATAACAGCATCTTATAATTCTGGTACAGTAGCAATTCAAGTAACAACAAACCAGGCAAATACAAATGTCATGGTTTATGCAACACTAATAGCATAAATAGTTTAAGATAGAGGGGGGCAACCCCCTCTATTAAAATGTTTGAGGGATAGAGAACTCATGAGTATAGTTGATAAAGATTTTAAAGTAAAAAATGGATTACAAGTTGCTGGTACAGCATCTTTTGACTCTGATGTTATTATAGACACTATAAGAATAGGCTATGATGCAACAAATCAAAGATTAAAAGCTTACATAAACAATGAATGGCACATGCTTGCTTTAGACTCAGATATCATAAATTACTCAGAACCATTTGATGGTGGCAGTCCAGAAAGTATAATTACTTCAATTGCTATTATTGACGGCGGTGTTGTTTGATTTTGTTTTTCCTCCAATATTCTGTACAATAAAAATATAAAACTAGGGGTAATGTTATGTCAGGTATAAAGATTCAAGTAAAAAGAGGTTCTTCTTCTCAATGGACTTCAATAGACCCCATCCTTGCAGAAGGTGAAATTGGGCTTGAGCTTGACACCAACAAATTTAAATTTGGTAAAGGCGGAACGTATCGCTGGTCACAATTAAATTATTTTTCAAGTGGATCAACTCCTTATATTTCTTCTGTAGATACAAATTCATTTAGTGTAACTGGTGGTAATTTAGCATTAACTGCTTATATCCCCGTCGCTGGAACTGATTACATTGCATTTTCTGAAAAAGGAACTGCTGGTGGTATTGCAGAACTTAATGGCGATGGAGTAGTTCCAGATGGACAAATTGGTACTTTTATTGCAAGAAAAGATTATGTAGACAATGTTGTTTCACAAGCACAATCTGCTGCAGAATCTTATGCTGATGGGATTATTCCTTCACAAAGTGGTAATGCAACTAAATTCTTGCAAACAGATGGAACATCATTAAGTTGGACAGAATTGCCAACAAAATTGATTGGTCCAATTTCTTTAAGCACAAATCAGCCACTTATAGTTGATGAAACAGCGATAGATGGTTTTGATTTAATTGAATATACTGTCTATATAAGACAGGGTTCCCTTTATAGAGCATCAAAACTTTTTGTGCTTTCTGATGGAACAGATGTTAGTTCAGATGAATATGCAATTTCTGAGCTTGGCGGATATATGGATGGAGTTATGGTTACGGCATCGGTAGACGGCGGGATTAGAGTAATCCTTCAAGTACAAATACTAGATGCAGATACTAATAACGCTTCTATTAAATTAATAAAAGATGTAGTATAATAAAGTAATAAATGGCTTTAAAGCAGTAAAAAAATAAAATAAATAGGGAGACATAAAAATGTCAAATTTTAAAGTAAAGAATGGTATTGATGCTGGCGGTGCTATTAACAAGGTTACAATTACAGTACCAGCAAATGGATCAACATTCACATTAGCAGATGGTAAGACCTTAACTGTTAATAACACACTCACCTTCTCTGGTACAGATTCCTCAACACTTAATATCGGTGCTGGCGGAACCCTTGGCTCAGCAGCATATACCGCTACTTCTGCTTATTTGGCATCTGGCGTAACTTCTCTACCAAGCGTTACTTCTGTAAACGGAACAACAATTCCTTCATCAGCAACACTATTGACCTCAACATCAACAGTTTCTGCTTTGACCACAGTAGGTACAATTACTTCAGGTACATGGAATGGATCAACAATTGCAATTGCAAATGGTGGTACAGGTGCAACAACACAGGCTGGAGCAGCAAATGCTATCCTTCCTTCACAAGCATCAGCTAACGGACTATACCTTAAGAGCGATGGAACAAACGTTTCATGGGCATCTGTTCCTGCAGGATACTCTGCACCAACAATTGGTTCAACATCAATCGCATCAGGTTCAACAGTAACAACAATTGCTGGTTTAACATTAACAACACCAACTATTGATGTTATCAATGCTGCATCTGCAAGCGGAACAACAGCAAGCTTATTCCCAAATACAACTACTGGAACAGTAGCAGTTGCTTCAGGACTTACAACTGGAACAGTAAACATTGCAACAGGTGGTTCATCTACAAATGCAATTAACATGGGTAACTCTAACACAACTGTTACAATTAATGGTAGCCTTGATGTTAAGGGCACAGTAACAACAATTGAGTCAACAACAGTTACTGTAGCTGACAAAAGTATTGAGCTTGCAAAGGTTGCTACACCAACAGATACAACTGCTGACGGTGGCGGTATCACAATTAAGGGTGCAACAGACAAGACATTTAACTATGTAAACGCTACACCAGCATTTACATCATCTGAAAATATGGATCTTGCTTCAGGCAAGGCATATAAGATTGCAGGAACAACAGTTCTTTCAGGATCAGCACTTGGTACTGGAATAACTGGATCCTCACTTACATCTGTAGGAACAATTGGAACTGGTACATGGCAGGGCTCAGTTGTTGGCGGAACTTATGGTGGAACAGGCGTAAATAACGGTTCTAACACAATAACATTAGCTGGAAACCTTGTAACATCTGGTGCTAACTCTCTTACACTTACTACAACAGGTTCAACAAACGTAACTCTTCCAACATCTGGAACACTTGTTAATTCAGCAGTTACAAGCTTATCAAGCTTGGCAACAGTTGGTACAATTACATCAGGTACATGGAATGGCTCAGTCGTTGGTGCAACTTATGGTGGTACTGGAGTTAATAATGGCTCAAGCACAATCACATTGGGTGGCAGCTTAACAACTGTTGGTGCTTACACAACAAGCCTTACAGCAACAGCAAATACTGCTGTAACACTTCCAACTTCTGGAACATTAGCAACAACAACTGGTGCGTCAAACGTACTTGGTGCTTCTGCAACAGCATCAACAATCAGTGCTAACACAGCAACAACTGTTGATACAATTGCAATGAGTGCATTTACAACTGCTAAGTATATTGTTTCAATCAAGCAGGGTACAAAGATTAGAAGTTCTGAAGTACTTGTCCAGTCAAATGGAACATCTACTGTTGATTTTTCAGAATACTCAATCGTTGAATCAGGCGGATCAATTGCGGGAGTTTCAGTTGATGCTGCAAACTCTTCAACAAACTGTATCTTAACTGTTACAATTACAGATGCAGCAACTACAAATGCAACTGTTAAATTCAATAAAGTAGTAATGTAGTTTAAAATATTTTGGTGGGGGCGAAAGCCCCCACTATTAATCAATAATTATAGGGGATATGTGAACCATTATGGCAGGTAGTAATTTTAAAGTAAAGAATGGAATCACCATTACAGGTGCTTCACAAAATACCCTCCTCACTTCAGATGGTAGCGGTAATTTATTAGTAGGCGGAAACGGAACATTAGCAACTACAGCACAAACTTTTTATATCGGAACTCAAGCTATTGCAATAAACGCTGCTTCTGGTACAATTACATCATTACCAGGTGTAACATCTGTTAATGGATCTACAATTCCTTCTTCAGCAACATGGTATACAGCTCCAACTATTGGTTCAACATCAATTACTTCAGGAACTACAATATCAAATCTTGCGGGAGTAACAATAAATAGTACTACAATACCATCATCAACAACACTAGCAACAATGGGAAAGTCTATTGCTATGGCAATAGTATTCGGAGGATAAAATGGCAGCACCAAATATAGTAAATGTAAGTAATATTAGCGGAAGTACAGCAGTTCAAGCCGTTACAACATCAGCAACAGCTATTGTTTCAAATGCAGCAGCAAGCGGAACAGTTGTTAAGGTAAATAATTTAGTTGTTTCAAATGTTAATGGCACAACAGCAGCAACAATTACTGCAACTTTATACAGAAGTAGCGTTGATTATAGATTAGCTTATTTAATTTCTGTTCCAGCAGGGTCTTCCCTGGTTGTAATGGATAAAGCAACTGGAATATATCTTCAAGAAGGGGATAGTCTTCGTCTTACAGCATCAGCTAACTCTTACTTAGAAGCTGTTTGCTCATACGAAACAATTAGCTAATTATGGCAAAAAATCATGCGGGAATCAATAGATATATTGGTAATCCAACAGTAAGTTCTGGCACAGCAAAAGGCATTTTTAAAATGCAAGATCAACTGGGACTTAATGTTAATTCTACATGGTTAAAAGATGGACTTTCTTCAGCAACAGCAGGAGTTTCTGCTGTTCAACTTAAAAATGATTTTGGATATAACACAGATGGCGTTTATTGGATTAACTTACCAACAGTTGGCCCAACACAAATATATTGTATTATGAACTCAGCTTATGATGGCGGAGGTTGGATGATGGCTATGAAAGCTACCACAGGAACCACTTTTAGCTATTACTCCAGCTATTGGACAACAACAAACACTCTTAATCCTACAGACAACACACGCAATAATGCTGATGCAAAATATAATACATTTAACTATTTTAAGGCAAAAGATTTACTTGCAATTTGGCCAGATATAACTACAGGAACTGGCGGAAGTATTACTGGTCAAGGAGTATGGACTTGGCTAGAAAACAATTTTTATGTAAACACCATAGAGCCTGTTAACTTCTTTAACTCAAGTGTTGGTTCAGGTTATGCACCAGGAGGAAGCGGTTTGTTTAAAAAAGATGCAAAAACATTTTCTGGTTGGGCATCTGGAGCATTTAGCAGTCAAGTAGACATCAGATTTTATGGGTTTAACTATATAAATAACCCTACTTTTAACACTGCTGGTGCAGTACGATGGGGTTTTGGTTGGAATGAAAACGGTGAAGGTCTTTACCCAAGTATAACGCCATCAACAGTTTATTTAGGAAGTAATGACGTATCTGGTGGCATTGGAATGGATGCAGGATTTGGAAGTTATTCTGCGGGAGATAAAATTAATTGCTGTCAGGATACAACAGGAATTAATAGATCTGCCCGAGTAGAGGTGTATGTAAGATAATGGCTACTAATAGAAGAATTGGTAAGTATCTTCCTCCCAGCAACACCAATCAATCTGGTATTTGGGAAGAAGAAGATTTGTACGCTTCTACACAAGGAACTGTTGTGCAAAATGGTTTGCAATTTTATATAGATCCAAGATTGTCTGCATCTTATTCTAATTCAACTATAAATAAATTTTCATCACCAACAGATATTTATTCTTTTGTAAGTACCGCAGGATCTAACAACTGTACTTTTTCAAGAGATACTTCTATAATATCTCCAAAGGGTAATAGTCCATTAAAAATGGTTGTAACGGGTACAGATCCTTATATTTCAATGTATAATGCTGCTGCTTTCAATGTATCTGCAGCTTCTCAAGGTCAAACTTGGACGGTAAGTGTATATGTAAAAGCTGACGCTCCAACAACAGCACAACTTTTTATGATGGAAGCTAATTCTTCAGGAGGTTTTTTAGGTGCAAATGCCACAACTACTTCAATAGGAACTTCATGGACAAGAATAACTAGCACTTATACACTTCTTAATGCATCTGCAGCCTACGTACAAATCAGATTAGACGGTCCAGATAACGGAGAACTTAGAACTCTTTGGTGGGATGGCTTACAAGTAGAACAATCATCAGGTATGTCTGATTTTATAGCAGGACCAACTAAAGCTATTGATTTAAGTGGTAATGGTAAAAATGCAACTTTAACAAACTCACCAACAATTACTGGAAATGCTTTTACATTCTTACCTGGCCTTAATCAGTATATATCATGTGGAAATTTTGGTTCTTTTTATTCACAAGGAACAATTTCATTTTGGATGAACTCTACAGATGTTAGCAACTATAGAAACACTATTCATTCACATTTTCAAGGAGTAAACACTGGATTTAGATTTGAACAAGCTGGATCTACAGGATCAAGCGGAACTATGGGCATGCTGTTTGGAAATGATGCGGGAAGCAGTACAGGCCATCAATTTGGAACTTTATCTTATAATACATGGTATCAAATAACAGTAACTTGGAACACATCTACAAATATTGCTATAGGTTATGTAAATGGTTCACAAGTATTTAGCGAATCTAACACTACATGGTCAACACAATTACCATCATTGACAATTGGAGGAGGATTTTCATCAAGTCCCGAAAGATGGTATAGCGGTGGTATTGGAGCAGTAATGCTTTATAATCGTGTATTATCATCTACAGAAGTTGCACAAAATTATGCAGCTTTAAATGGAAAATATGGAAGCATTTCAACAACGGTTCCAAGTGCACCAACAATAGGTTCCGTAACAATAACAAACAGTACCACCGTATCTGTGCCATATACAGATAATAATACGGGTGGAAGATACATACAGGGGCATTATGCAACTGTAACCCCAGCAATTAGTGGAACCACTACTACTCAAGCAAACCCGCTTACATTTGTAGGACCTTTTGTTCAAGGAACATCTTATACGTTTAAAGTAAGTGCATATAATGCAAACGGATATAGTCAACTTTCAACCGCATCAAATTCTGTTATTCCTTATCCAGCTCCACCACCACCTGTGACACCACCTGTTGTCCCACCTGTGGTACCACCTGTTGTCCCACCTGTTGTCCCACCTGTTGTCCCACCTGTTGTCCCACCACCACCTGTTGTCCCACCTGTTGTCCCACCACCACCTGTTGTCCCACCTGTTGTCCCACCTGTTGTCCCACCTGTGGTCCCACCTGTGGTCCCACCTGTAAGCCCACCTGTAAGCCCACCTGTAAGCCCACCTGTGGTTCCACCAGGATCAGGAAGCTGTCGCCCACCACGCCCATATTGTTCATGTTATAGTTCATGTTCAACTTGTTACGTTTGCTAACAATAAAATTGACAAAAACAACTTATTAGTAGTACAATTATAAAAAAGGAGAAAACAATGGAAGATAAAGTTTATGCATTTATTGCAGAAGGAGATGTTTTTGGGACTATAACTGTCCCTGGGGCAGATATAGTTGCTGAAAGATATTATGCTGCAATTTCAACAGGAGCAGTAATTGTTGAATGCACAGATTACCCAGATTTGTATCCAGGGTGGACCTGGGATGGAGAAAAATTTTCTCCACCAGCACAATCCTTGCCTTTCCCTAACGGCTCACCTAGGGAGTAGCAATGTCAGCCTGGGAAGAATGGAAAAAAAATCTTGGAGATACAAGACCTTGGCATATACTTTATTCTGAACATGCAGAAAAAGGAGTTTCAGAAAAAAGATTAAGTATTTGTAAATCATGCCCAGAACTTCTTCAAACAATTAATCAATGCAAAAAATGTGGTTGTTTAATGAATATAAAAACAAAAATTGCTACTGCCGAATGCCCTTTAGGGAAATGGTAAATTGATTATACAAATTATAGGGTTGCCAGGAAGTGGAAAAACAACCCTTGCTAATGCTCTTGCAGACAGAATTAATGCAGTACATTTAAATGCAGACTATGTTAGAGCAACTATAAATTCAGACCTTGGATTTACGATTGAAGATCGTATTGAACACTCACGACGTATGGGTGAAATAGCAAAAATGCTTTCAGGGCAAGGAATCAATGTTGTTGTTGATTTTATTTGCCCAACACCCGCAACAAGAGAATCATTTGGAAAGCCAGATATATTAATTTGGATGAATACAATTGAAGAAGGTCGTTTTGAAGATACGAATAAAATGTTTGTTAAACCAGATAAATTTGATGTTATCTTTGATTCACACAATATGGATGAATATCAAAAATCAACATGGATTATTCAAAAGTTTAATTTGCATGATTGGTCAGCACCAACAACCTTAATGCTTGGTCGTTACCAACCTTGGCATGAAGGACATCATGCTTTATATAAAGAAGCGGGTGAAAGAACAAATCAAGTTATGTTAGGTGTTAGAAATACATACAATACAAGTCCTAAAGATCCTTTAACATTTGATCAAGTTAAAGGCTATATTGCACAAGATGATTTTATGAAAGATGCAATGGTAGTGAGAATGCCTAATATCACAAATATTATATATGGTCGGGATGTAGGATATAAGATTGAACAAGTATCATTAGGAGCAGACATTGAAGCCATTTCTGCTACTCAAAAACGTAAGGATTTAGGAATATGAATGCCACTCATTCTAGATCTTTTATAAAAGCTATTACTTGGCGTACTACAGGAACGATAGATACATTTATTTTGTCTTACATCATCACTGGAAAAGGCAAGATTGCCTTAGCTATTTCTGGCATGGAAATTTTTACTAAGATATTTTTATACTATGTACACGAACGCATATGGAATAAAATTAAATGGGGCAGGCAATAAGATTAAATCTTTATACTTTTTGCATCTTCCAAAAACAGCAGGCACATTTGTAAATAAAAGTGTTACAGACAAATTAAATGAAGTTGGTTTAAAATCAACTATAGATCAGCAACAACCTTTCACATTTAATTGGAAAGAAATGGTTTATATTGGGCCACATTTGGCAAGGTATCCGCTGGACAATTGGATTAATTCAGATTTAACTGTTGCTACAATAATTAGAAATCCAATAGAAAGATCAATCAGTCATTTTAATATGTTGGTTGGGTATGAAGTTTTATCTGATCATCCAATATATAGTCAAGACATTCCGTACTTAGATAAAGTAAGATATTTTTTATTTGAAGATGAAGATTATAAATCTCATTATAATTTACAGGCAAGACATATTTGCAATGCTCCAAATGAATCTATGTTTGATATAAATAAATATCAGGGGTTTATTGATGAATGGTTAAAAAATGGAGGTAATGCCTATGGTTGGACCAGATTTATAGATAATAATAGAACATCTTTTGATTTTGCAAAGCAGACCCTAAACAGCATTGATATAGTTGAGGTAACTGAAAATCTTGACGTTTTTATGCAACAAATAAGTAATTGGTTTAATAAACATTATGGTATATCAATACCATATGACACATCTGTTTTTATACATAAATCTGATGAGACAGGGCCAAAAGTAGAATATACAACAAAACAGATAGTTGACATGTTGACAGATGAAGAAAAAAATCAAATATTAAAAGATAATGATATAGATTATGCCCTTTATTTGTACGTTTTAAATGAATATCATAATAAAAATAATACTCGTCCTTATATGTACCAGTCTTCAGTATAATAAAATAGTGGTATAATAATTAAATAAGATATAAAAAAGAAAAGGTGGTAGTATGCCAACAAAAGCAGATGATAGTCCAAATATAAAATTTCCTTTACCAGAAGTAAAAGAAGCTTTTGCAGTAAAGAATGTTTTTGAACCAGAAATTTTTGAAAGAATTAAAAATAGGGTTAAAGAAATTAATTGGGGCCCTAAGTCTGATTATTTTTATCATACTTCTATGGGCAGGTGGGAAAGTGGTATTTCATTTGACCCAGATATTGAAGAAATTATGCTTAAAAAAGCAAGAGAGTTATACGGTAATCCAGATTTAGTACAAACATATTTTTATACAGTAAGATATCAAAAACAAAATGGAAACATTCCTTATTTGCATAAACACATGGATCAAAATGGTTGTGAGCAAACAATTGATATTTGCATTGAAAAAGAAGGCGTAAATTGGGGTATTGAAGTAGATGGTGTTCTATTTGATGAAGAAGAAAATGGAGCAGTTTGTTTCTATGGTCAACAACAAGTTCATTCCCGTCCAATGTACCCAGCAGATACAACAGAAGATGATTATTTAACTGTATTATTTTTGCATTATACAAGACCAGATCATTGGTGGCCTAAAGCATTTGCAGAGGGTGGTATAGAAAAAGTGCGAGAAACTATGGGCTTATATGCACCAGACGGGGACATCAGATATTATGAGCATACTGGAGAAGTTTCACAACCAATATTGCCAGAAGGACAAGAAAGATGTCCATGTCACAATTATCTTGAAGTGCCAAATATGATTAAGAATAGGTTAAATTTGTAATGATTCAACCTGAAATTATACCTAATGTTTTATCAGAAGAAGATTTTGATAAGATTAAGTTATATTTTAAAAATTATATAAAAGATAACGATATAAGTCTAGATGAATTTGGACGAAAAAGCATAGGAGATGCCCAGACATCAATCTTAAAAGAATACAGCAATAAATTACTTCCTCTAGCAAAAAGTTTTTTTAAAAGTGATACTTTAGTTTCTTCTTATAATTTATTTTGTGAATATTGCGACAAAACAGTTAGTTTACATAAACATAAAGATGCAAATGCATGTACGTATACTGTTGACCTAGTTATTTATCAAGACAAGCCTTGGGGCTTATGGATAGAAGGAAAAGAATATTTAGCAGAAGAAAATGAAGCTATTTTTTTCTGGGGAGAAGATCAAGTTCATTGGAGAGAGACTATAGAAGATAATACAAATATTGTAGGCGTTGTATTTTTTCATTATGTTGAACCAGATCATTGGTTGTTTACAAAAGGACCAGAGCATCGTTTAAAAGTTATAGAAAGTTACAAAAACGAATCTTGGTTCCCAAAATAAAGTGGATGTAGAGTTTAAGGTATTTAGGGATAAAACTTCATTTGATGATGTATCTTGTTATGATATTGAAGAAAATACAATCTTTGAGTTTAATAATTTTATAGTTTCAAAAGGTGGAGAAAAAGATCCAATTAAGTTAGATGGAACATGGATGGTTATTACTTTGCCTCCAGATTATTTTCATTTTTTAAAAGAGTATTTTGGATCTATTCTTTTTTATAAAAAACATGTAAACCCAGATTTAAAAATATTAGTTGTAGACTTAAATTACGAAGATTTAAAATATCATAATACTAAAAAAGTTAATTTAAATATTTTAACAAAATTAGCAAAAGAAAGCAAAGATATTGTTTATATTAATATTGATGAGTTTTGGAATGAAAATATAATTATTGAAAAATTAGCTCTAATCTATGATGGTTCAAAAATATTAATAAATGATGCTTTTCCTTATTTTGATCAAACAAAAGCTGCTAATGTTAAAGTACTCAGAGAGTATATGCAACCTTTAATGAAATTTGATCATACAAAACCTAAAAAAATATTTATTACAAGAAAATTAGTCAGTAAAGTTTTAGGAGAACAAAAAAATTTTGATCATATTTCAAGATATAATCCAGAATGGCTTGAAAATGCAATAGAAGATTTTTTTATTAAAAATGGATATACTGTAATAGAGTTATCAAATATGTCTTTAGAAAACCAAATATCTTATTTTTATAATGCAGACTATGTTGCGGGTCAAATTGGAAATGGTATGATAAACAGTATATTTGCTAAAGAAACAACAAGTTTTATATATTTAAGAACTCATGAATGGTTTGCTTATCCTTATTTTAATGATGCTTACAGGGTGTTTGATATAAAATATAATATTATTGATATATTTAAAACAACAAACTACGAAGAAGCATATAATCTTGTTGAAAAAAAGACTAAAGACTTAGATTTCTAAAAAATAAAGAATTGTATATTTCGTAGTCTAGTTTATTAAGATTTTTTATTTCTTCTTCTATATCTTTACCCCGTATATTAAGATGAATAAAATCGTTTGTGGTTTCTTCATAAAAAACTGTTTCATAATCAGGATTAAATATATCATATTTTTTATTTATTTTTAATTCTTCCATAATTATATTTTGAACTTTAATTTGATTATTCATAAGATCTTCTGATCTAATAAGTAAGTTTATTCTTTTTAACTTATTAAATACAGATTCTTTATCAAGATCGCCGCTGGCAATTTGTTTATATTGATAGTTGTGCTTAGATTCATCTTTCATCCAAATTCTTAAATTATCTATGGTAAAATAAGGACACGTTATATCTTTTCCACCACCCCATCTTCTATCTTCATTGTTTGGGTAAGAAATTGAATGTAAAAAGTCTGAAATATACCTATTAAGAGGATTTCTTATTGTACTATAGATATAAGTAGATTCTGAAACATCTCTCCAAAAATTATGCTCAGAATGATTAGCGTTTAATTTAAGTGCTGACACCCCATTCTCTTCCATTACTGGATACATGGGGTCTGTCATGTGTAAACCCATAAGCTTTCCAACTGTTTTATCTATGTGTAAAAAATAAAAGTTATTGTACATTGTTTTTTCCCTTGCTTATGATATAATAATTATAACACAGAAATGAGTTTTTATGGAAAAAATTATATTAGCCCCAGGAATAGTTCTTTACAAAACAAAAAAAGAAGAAGCCAACAATATATTAAGTTTAGTAGAACCATCACTAAAATCAAGATGGAAGCAAGCAATGGCAGTAAATACTGAAACTCATGAAAATGAAATTATTTCTTCAAGAAGTTGTTTTGATTATGCTTTGTCAGATCAAAATTATGATAATAATTTGCAAAATTTATATGAAATTATAGATAATTGGATACAACCAAAAATTGATGACTATGCATCTAGTTATTTTGTAGAAAAAATAAAAAAAGGCCCTTATATTTTTCTTAAATATAAAGATAATGATAAATTTGACTGGCATGTTGATGATGGGCAGAAATACCCACGAACAGTTTCTGTAAGTGCATATTTAAACGATAATTACGAAGGTGGGGAGTTTGAATTTCAGCATTTTGGGATAAGCCATAAACCAGAAGCTGGAGATATAATAGTTTTTAGTTCATCATTTCCATACCTTCATCGTGTAAAGCCAGTTGTTTCTGGAACACGTTATGCTGTGGTTAATTGGTATCGTTATGATGGATACCCATCAATGTTTGGAGAATAGTATGTTTAATGCAAAAACAATTAATGATTTTTTATCTAAAGAAGATTGTGAGTATTTAATTAATGTTGCAATAGACTCTAATCTTTGGGAAGGTGCGGGATCTGATTTTTGGGATAATAGAGTAATAAATTATAATAGAATTATAACTTTTGATAAAAAAGCAGCGTCTATAATGTTAGACGCAAACTTAAGATGTAAACAAAGCATAAAAGAAAAATATAATTTGATCAATGAAGTTTATTCTGATACTTTACAAATAGTTCGGTGGTTTCCAGAAATGGAACAAGGTCCTCATGCAGATGATATGTCTAATACAGATATCAAGGGTTTTGATCACAGAGCTTTTGGATCAATTATTTATTTAAATAATGATTACTTGGGTGGTAGCACTTATTACCCAAATTTTAATATTGAAATTATTCCAGAAATAGGAAAGTTAGCCATACATCCTGGAGATGAAGAACATTTACACGGAGTTAAAAAAATTAAAAATAAAACAAGATATACAATAGCTTCCTTTTGGACTACAAGAAGGGAAAAAAGTAATGATTGGTCCGCATATTAATGATATAGGGCATGAAGTTCCAGAAAATAAAATTCTTGTTGTGCCAAACGCAGTTAATGCTGTAACATATTTTGAAGAAGTTGTAGAGCCATTAAAAGGAAAAGCAAAAAGAGATTGGTTTAATCCACATGCATATTATTGTTTACCTTTAACGATAGGAAATCAATATGGATTTTTAATTAAATCTCTAAGGGATTTTGATATTATTTGGAATGGTACAAGTGGCGATGCAAAAATAACTTTTTTAAATGATGATAATCAAGAAAAACAAAATATAAAAAATGGTTTTGGAGACGGAATAATTACTATTCAAAATCACTTTGCACTTAAAACTCCTCCAAACATTAATTTAATGACTATTCAGCCACCTAACTTATTTATACCTGGGTGCATTGCTTTGACGGGTATTATAGAATGCGACAATATAAGAAGAGATTTTACTTTTAATTTTAAAGTAACAGTGCCAAATATTGTAATATCCGTAAGAAAAGGCGACCCGCTAGGAGCTTTTATACCTATTCAAAGAAATTTTGTCGAAAAATTCGATTTAGAAAAAGTAGAAAATTACTTTAATAATGATTTTGT